GGCAGGGGGGCTTTATCAAATTGCCATCGGATGAGCCGGAACCCATAAGGTGGTTCAAGAGCCACCGTAGGCAGGGATTCTATTAGGAGATTTAAATGGCCGTCGATAAGAGTTTGATGGAGGCGCCCCAAGGCATCGCGGCTATGGCCGCTGAGATGGAGCCGATTGAGATTGAGATCGTGGACCCCGAAGCCGTCCGCATCGGTGTCGATGGGATGATGATCGAGTTGGAGAAGGAAGAGCCTCGCGCAGAGGACTTTAACGCCAATCTCGCGGAGTACATGAGCGAGAACGAGCTACAGAGCTTGGCCTCGGAGTTGATCGGTCAGTACGACCAAGATCTCTCTTCTCGTAAGGATTGGCTCGACACCTATATTAAAGGACTCAAGATCCTTGGCATTCGTTACGAGGAAAGGACAGAACCGTGGCCGGGTGCGTGCGGGGTGTTCCACCCGCTCCTCATGGAGAGCGCGGTCAAGTTCCAGTCTGAGACGATCATGGAGGTCTTTCCGGCGATGGGTCCGGTCAAGACCAAAATTGTCGGCAAGGAAACCCCGGAGAAGAAAGACTCTGCCATTCGTGTCGCCGATGACATGAATTATCAGTTGACTGAGGTGATGAAGGAGTACCGCCCTGAGCATGAGCGCATGTTGCTCAGCATGTCTTTGGCGGGTAACGCGTTCAAGAAAGTGTACTTCGATCCGTCATTGGATCGGCAGACCTCGGTCTATATCCCTGCTGAAGATATCGTGGTGCCGTACGGCGCGGCTAATCTCGACACAGCGGAACGGGTTACGCACCGGATGCGTAAGACGAAGAACGAGGTCCGCAAACTTCAGTACGCAGGGTTTTATCGTGATGTGGATCTGGGCGACCCGGTTCGCACGATGGATGAGGTTGAGAAGCAGAAAGCTGAAGATCAAGGCTTCAGCGCAAGCATGGACGACAGGTTCCAACTGCTTGAGATGCACGTGAATCTGGACCTTGCGGGGTATCCGGACGTTGATGATGACAACAACGAGACCGGCATTGCGTTGCCCTATGTGGTGACGATTGAGAAAGGTACGGGAACGGTTCTAGCGATTAGAAGGAACTGGAGAGAAGACGATGACCTCAAAGAGAAGCGACAGCACTTCGTCCACTACGGGTACATACCGGGCTTTGGATTTTACTACTTCGGACTTATTCACCTTATCGGGGGACATAGTAAGGCGGCAACGTCGCTACTTCGGCAACTTGTCGATGCCGGAACTCTTAGCAATCTCCCCGGCGGACTCAAGTCTAGAGGACTTAGAATTAAAGGAGACGATACTCCAATCGCTCCGGGAGAATTCCGAGACGTAGATATCCCAAGCGGAGCCATCCGCGACAACATTCTGCCGCTTCCGTACAAGGAACCGAGCCAGACGCTTGCCATGTTGATGGACAAGATCGTCGAAGAAGGCCGCAGGTTTGCCGCAGTATCGGACCTCAAGATCTCGGACATGTCCTCGCAGGCTCCGGTGGGCACGACGCTTGCGGTGCTAGAGCGTGTATTGAAGGTCATGACGGCAGTGCAGGCTCGCGTGTACTACGCGATGAAGCAGGAGTTCAAGCTCCTTGCCGCAATCATCCGAGACAATACGCCAGAAGAGTACAGCTACGAGCCTGAAGTAGGCAAAGCGAGCGCGAAGAAATCGGACTATGACAACGTCGATGTCATCCCGGTTTCAGATCCGAACGCGGCAACGATGTCGCAGAAGGTGGTGCAGTATCAGGCCGTTCTCCAGCTTTCACAGACTGCGCCGCAGCTTTACGACCTGCCGTATCTGCACCGTCAAATGATCGAGACTCTGGGAATCAAGAACGTCGATAAGATCATTCCGATGCCGGAGGACCAGAAGCCTCGCGATCCGGTGACGGAGAACATGGATGCCATGACGGGTAAACCGCTTAAAGCGTTTATGTATCAGGATCACGAAGCCCACATCGCGGTGCACATGGCTTTGGGACAAGACCCGAAGATGGCCCAGATGATCGGACAAAACCCGATGGCGCAGCAGATCACATCGACTCTGCAGGCACACATCATGGAGCACGTGGCGTTCCAGTACCGCCGTGAGATCGAGAAGCAGTTGGGGGCCAGCCTGCCACCGCTTCCGCAAGATGAGAATGACGAGTACGACCTGCCGCCAGAGATTGAGGTGCAGTTGGCTCAGATCAGCGCAGCCGCCGCATCGAGGCTTTTGCAGAAAGATCAGGCCGAGATGCAGATGCAGCAGGCGATGCAGCAAGCACAAGACCCGCTCGTGCAGATGCAGATGATGGACCTGCAGATCAAGCAGATGGAAGCGCAGACCAAGCAGATGAAGGCGCAGATGGATGCACAACTCCAGATGGCCGAGCAGCAGCGCAAACAGCAGAAAGACCTTATCGACGCAGCGGCAAAAGAAGACGAGTTGCGACTGCGAGAGGCCGAGATCTCTGGGCGTCAGCAGCTTGAGGCGGCACGCTTGGGCGCGGATATTGAGAAGCACAAGGCTCAAGAGTCCAACCGCATGGAGACTGAAGGTACTCGAATGGGCGTAGAGATATCGAAAGCCAAAGAGCAAATAGAAGCTCAGCGTGTCGCAAGTGCTTGGGCACGCGAAGGGAAAAAGGAGAAATAAATGGGTTATTCAAACGCTCTGGAATACCTTGAATCAAAACTCAAGGAAGAGCGCATTGTGATTATAGAAAACCTCGTTCAAGGCAAATTAGACGAAGGTGAGTACAAAAGGTTATGCGGAGTTCTTCAAGGTTTGGACCTCGCTATAAACCACATCAAAGACCTTGCAAAACGTATGGAGGAAGAGTGAGTAACATTGATATTGAAAAAACTCAGGAAGAGGCTCAAAAGGCCAGACTCCTGCCGGACCCCAAAGGCTACCGAATCCTGTGTGCTGTACCGCACGTGGAGGAGGAGTTTGAAAGCGGGATTGTCAAAGCAGAGGATACTAAACGAGTCGAAGAGCAGACCACTGTGGTTTTGTTCGTCGTCAAGATGGGTAACCTTTGCTACAAGGACGAGGCCCGGTTCCCCACCGGCCCGTGGTGCAAGGAAGGTGATTTTATCCTGACCCGTCCTTATTCAGGCACCCGCGTGGTCATCCACGGTCGGGAGTTCCGCATCATTAATGACGACACGGTAGAAGCGGTGGTCGAAGATCCCCGTGGAATCCGCAGAGCGTGAGGTAAAACATCATGGCAATTGACCGCGAAGAGTATAAGTTCCCTGATGAGCTACAGGCTGAAAAAGCCAAGCAAAATCAAGAAGATAACGAGCAAATAGAAATTCAAATTGAGGATGATACCCCCGAGGAAGACCGGGGCCGAGTCCCCATGCCCAAGGACATCGTCGAGGAGTTGGATAACGACGACCTTGAGGAGTATTCCGATAAGGTTAAGAAACGTCTTAGCCAGATGAAAAAGGTCTATCACGATGAACGCCGCGAAAAAGAACGTGCGTTGCGTGAACGTGAAGAGGCTTTGCGATTTGCCCAAATGCGGGAGCAGGAGGCCAATAAGCTCCGCGAACGGGTTCAAGTCGAACAGGAGGCGTTGAGAAAACAGGCAGCGATGACGATCAGCGCCGAAGTTACCGCCATCAAGAACAAGCTCAAGCAGGCATATGAATCAGGAGATTCTGATCAGATCACTGATGCTCAAGAGGCACTGACGGATGCCAAACTGAAACTAACTCGGTTGGACTTTGCTAAAGCCACTTTACAACCGCCTACTGGAAGAGTAGAACAAGCTCCACAGGCACCGACGCCCCAAGGCGCTCCTGAACCGCAAGCGGATCCAAAAGCCGTTGCGTGGCGGGACAAAAACACTTGGTTTGGCGCTGACGAGGAGATGACCGCCCTCGCGCTCGGCCTGCACGAAAAACTGGTCCGGTCTGGTGTAGATCCTCGCTCTGACGAGTATTACCGCCGAGTCGATGAGACTATGAGGAAGCGATTCCCTGAGTCATTCAACAATGACGATGAGGATGAGTTCACTCAAACGAAGCAGGCCCAAAAACCCGCTCGCACAAAACCAGCCAATGTAGTGGCCCCGGTAACGCGGAATACCGCGCCGCGTCAGGTCCGCCTGACACCGACTCAAGTTGCCATTGCCAAACGTCTTGGTTTAAGCAACGAACAGTACGCACGTGAACTTATGAAACTGGAGGCTAACTAAAATGGCTGAGAACAGACTCGCTCGTGAAATCGAGAATCGAGAGTCCACGCAACGAAAAATGGTGTGGGCCCCGCCCCAAACGCTCCCTGAACCGGAGCCGCAGGATGGCTGGGTATTCCGCTGGATACGGATTAGTACTATGGGTCAGGCAGACCCCTCTAATACGTCTGCAAAATTTCGGGAAGGTTGGGAGCCTGTAAAGGCCGAAGACCAGCCCAAGCTGATGCTACAAGCCGATCCGAATAGCCGATTTAAAGGCAACATCGAAATCGGTGGGTTATTGCTCTGTAAGGCACCGGAAGAGCTAATGAAGCAGCGTGATGATTATTACGCCGCGCAAGCCAAGGCTCAGATCCAGTCCGTAGACAATAACTTTATGAGGCTGAACGACGAGCGTATGCCGCTCTTTAGCGAGAGAAAGACTGCGGTCTCGTTTGGCAAAGGCAAATAACTTATTTTGGAGTAATCAATGGCATATCCTACTATCGACAAGCCGTATGGCTTGAAGCCGATCAATCTGATCGGTGGGCAGGTGTTTGCCGGTTCGACCCGTCAGCGTCGTATCGACTCCGGTGCGTCAAGCATTGGTTTTGGTGACCCGCTGAAATTCGCATCGGATGGCACCGTTGTTGTAACTACGGAAACGACCGCGCCCCCGGACGCTGGCTTTGCTGGTGTGTTCTTGGGCTGCACGTATGTTTCTTCTGTGACGGGTCAGCCGACCTTTTCGCAGCAATGGACTTCGGGTACTTCGGTCAAGACTGGTACGTACATTACTGCGTATGTGGCTGATAATCCGGACACCCTGTTCAAGGCTGTCGGTGTGTCGGCTTCGCTTGTGGTTTCGACCACGGGCGGCTTTGTGTATGGCGATATTGGTTCTAACGTTGCGTTGGTTGCCAATACGCTAAACACTTCTTCGGGCGATTCGCAGCAGGGGCTTTTGACTAGCTCTGTGGCTGTTACTCGCTCACTGCCGATCCGTATCGTCGATGTGGTTGAAGACACTTCCTTTGTGTCAAGCGGTACTACCTACTATCCCGAAGTTATCGTGAAGTTCAATGCAGCTTACCTCACGAGCGTTTCGCTGATTGTTGGTGGTCACGCTTACAACAACCCGCTCGGCATTTAATAGGGAGTTCTAAGACATGGCTATTTCACGTGCACAATTACTTAAGGAACTCCTTCCGGGTTTGAATGCCCTGTTCGGCCTTGAGTACAAAAACTATGGTGAGGAGCATAAGGAGATCTACGAAACTGAGACCTCCGAGCGTTCCTTTGAAGAGGAGACCAAGCTTTCTGGTTTCAGCGCCGCTCCGGTAAAGTCCGAAGGTGCTGCGATTGCGTATGACAACGCGCAGGAAGCATGGACTGCTCGCTACAGTCACGAGACCATTGCTCTCGGCTTCTCCATCACGGAAGAGGCGGTTGAAGACAACCTGTACGATTCGCTGTCCAAGCGATATACCAAGGCGCTCGCCCGAGCGATGGCGTACACGAAGCAGGTCAAGGCGGCTTCTGTCCTGAACAACGGCTTCTCAACGTCCTACACGGGCGGTGACGGTCAGCCTTTGTTCTCGGCCTCGCATCCGCTGATCTCGGGTGGTACCAACAGCAATCGTTTGACGGCCTCGGATCTCAACGAAACTTCGTTGGAAGCTGCGGTTATTCAGATTGCTGGCTGGACCGACGAGCGTGGCCTCTTGATTGCGGCGAAGCCCGGTAAGCTCATCGTGCCCCCGGCGCTGATGTTCACTGCCAAGCGTCTTCTCGACACGGAACTCCGTGTTGCGACCGCTGACAACGACATCAACGCGCTCAAGGCGATGGGTTCAATCCCCGGTGGCTACACTGTGAATCACTACCTGACGGATACGAATGCGTGGTTCCTGACCACGGATGTTCCGAACGGTATGAAGCACTTTGTTCGCACCGCGCTGGCTAACAGCATGGACGGCGATTTCGACACCGGCAACGTCCGGTACAAGAGCCGCGAGCGTTATAGCTTCGGCTGGTCGGATCCGCTTGGCATGTTCGCCTCGCCGGGTTCGTCCTAAGTTTGATGGCGACCTAGAGAGATTGGGGGGCTACAGGTTGGCTAGACTTGTAGCCCCTCTTTTTTGATGCTATATAGTCGTTCATCGGGATTAACAGGTTTATCAGACAGACCCGACTGACGACATGCAGACTGATAAACCTACTCGCATGTGAGGATTTGAAATGGCACGTACAACTTTTTCCGGCCCGGTTAAGTCTGACAATGGCTTCGAGGGCGATCTTGTTTCCGGCACGATTTCCAGTGCTTCTGGTGTTATCACCAACCTGCTTTGCACCACCCTGACGATTGGCAGCACCGTGTTGACCACGGGTTCGGTCTCGGGAACGGTATCGGTTCAGGCCGGTCGCATCCCGGTTCTTATCGGTAGCACGACGCTCTACATCGGTTTGTACGCCAGTCTCGTCCCGTAAGATTTCGTGGGGGGCGTAAGCCCCCTTCATCCATTACAGGAGAACAGGCATGGCAATGCAAACAGATGTCTTAGCTAGTAAGGTCGCCACAAGTGCTGGCGATCTATTGGATCAAAATAGCCTTGTAATTGGGCGTTCTCGCGTAAAAGCGATTTACATTGTTCCTGATACCGGTGCGGGTACGGTGACGTTCCGTGACGGCGGGGCTAGTGGTTCAGTCAAGATCGTATTGAACACCAAGGCAAGTTCAACTTCTGCGGACTACACCCTGATGCCGGGTGAAGGATTGCTCTTCCAAACGAGCATCTACATCGTCCCGTCAGCCGTAATCTCGACGATGGTGATCTATGGCTAAGTCACCGGCTTGGCAACGGGCTGAAGGCAAAAACCCTGCTGGCGGATTAAATGCCAAAGGCAGAGCTTCTTATAACCGTGCCAATCCCGGCAAGCCGGGTCTCAAGGCTCCACAGCCTGAAGGCGGGCCTCGTAAGAAATCATTCTGTGCGCGAATGTCGGGGATGAAACGAAAGCTCACGAGCGCCAAGACCGCCAACGACCCCAACTCCCGTATCAATAAATCGCTTCGCGCATGGAAGTGTTAAAAATGAAAGATGAAAATGTTGAAACCCTGAAAAATGTGGGTGACGCATTATCTGTCTTCACGGTAATAGGGACTCTAGTCGAAATGCTTCCTTCAGTTGCAGCGATATTTACTATTTTGTGGACGGGGATTCGTATTTACGAAACCAAAACCGTGCAAGGCTGGATTAAGAAGTGGAAAAACCGTGCCTAGTAAATCCGGCAAACAGCATCGTCTCATGGCCTTGGTCGCTAATAATCCGAAAGCAGCCAAGCGATTAGGTATCTCACAGAAAGTGGGCAAAGAGTACGTCAAGGCCGACAAAGGCCGCAAATTTAGGAGTAAATCGAAATGAAAGAGTCCAAGGCAATGATGAAGAAGGAAGTGGCCTTTATGAAAAAGAAGGGCGCTCCGAAGTCCATGATCCGCCACGAAGAGAAAGAGGCGGGCATGAAGAAGATGCGGATGGGCGGCATGGCCTATTCCAAGGGCGGCTCGACCGGTGGCTCCTATCGCAAAGCTGCTGATGGTATCGCTACCAAGGGCAAGACCAAGGGCAAGCAGATCAAGATGATGCGTGGCGGTATGTGCTAATGGCTGAAAAGGATAAAAAACCGCCTCCACCTTCGTCATCTGACGATCTGGTACCTCGGGGTAATTTGCCCGAGAAGTCGGTTATTCCTGAGTGGCGGCAGTTTGGTTATGGCGCAGAACCATACAAACCAAAGCCCAAGCCGAAACCCAAACCACCGGAAAAGAAATTACGTACTGGTGGCACTGCTTCTAGTCGTGCTGACGGCATTGCCAAGAAAGGCAAAACTAAAGGAAGGTTCGTGTAATGGCTAGTTCTAAACAAAAATCACGCGCCATGACTGAAAAAGAAAAAGATGATTACATGGAGCGTGTATCTGCCCCATTTAGATCTACTGCTAAAAAGGTAGGTAACAGAGCACTTAGGGTTGGCACTGCTGGCTTAAGCACACTTGGTGCTGCTGGACTTGGTTTGTCTGGAGTAGCAGAAAGACTTCGCGATAAAGACGAAAGTGACCGGTACTTTAAAAGATCCAGAAATGCTCTTCGTTCTGCAACAAGAAGTGCAAAAGCCATACTTATGGGCGAGCCGGATGATAACGTTGGTGAAGATCCTTCAATGGGTCGCGTTGACGTTGCTGGCGATATTATACCCGGCGCTGAAAAAGCTTATCGTCGTGGCGGCAAGGTCAAGAAGTATGCTTCCGGCGGCTCCGTCTCCTCGGCTTCCAAGCGTGCTGACGGCATTGCCAAGAAAGGCAAAACTAAAGGAAGGTTTGTGTGATGGCTACCAAAAAGCTGAGCGAAATGACCGATGAGGAACGCTACGGCAAAGTCGGCGCAGCAATTCGTCGTCTTGACCCCGAGGCGTATAAGAACCGTCCAAGGTCGATGGAAGGCAATTTAAAGTTGCTGAAAGAACTTCGTGAGAAAAACAAAGAAACTCCCGCTCGCGTAATGTCGGCGGATGAATTCATGGCAGGTGTAGGGCGTCGGCAAGAAGAAACTTCAAAAGATTCAGAGCCAGTCAAATATCAGCGTGGCCCGCAGAACCCACGGCGTTATCCGGGACAAGGTGCGGCGCAAAGACAAGCCGAACGTGCGTCTGCTGCGATGGAGCGTAACAAGTCCCGCCTACCGAGTGATCGGGCGACGGGGTTTCGCACTCAGGCTGAAGAGACTGGGTTGAACGAGGATGAGCGAGCCGATAAGGCCCGAGAGTACGCGGCGAACATTGCCATGACGGCAGGGGCGGCGAGGCTCGGGTCAGTAGCAGGGGCTCCGTATGCCAGAACAGCGGGGCAGTTCCGCAAGGCTGCAGATGAAGCCTCGGAGAAAATTGGACGGGCGTTGTCTCGTCGTGGTGTCCCGTCGCAGTCAGAGCGTTACGCAGCAGGAGAGTCGGCTGCAGCGCGTCGTGCGGAGTTTAAACGCCGTAAAGAGTTGTCTGAGGCTATGGGCCGGTTCCGGGATGAGAAGGAAGCCGCTTCACGTCTCTCGCGAGGTGCGGTCTATAATAAGGGTGGCTCGGTCAAGCGCTACGCGGGAGGCGGCTCAGTCTCTTCGGCCTCGCGTCGTGCAGACGGCATCGCGCAGCGCGGCAAGACTCGTGGGAAGTACGTCTAATGATGCCCTCACGCGGCATGGGCGTGATTGCTAAAAACAAAGTCCCCCGTGCCAAGCGCCGTGGGGATAAAAAGCCCGTGATTGGGACTGGGAAGCCGATCCGTCATGTTGAAGGCGGCAAGGTAAAGAGCAAGGTCAACGAGGCCGGTAACTACACCAAGCCGGGTATGCGGAAGAGTCTGTTTAATAGTATTAAGAACAGTGCGGTTCAGGGTACCGCAGCAGGGCAATGGAGCGCGAGAAAAGCGCAGTTGTTGGCTAAACGGTACAAGGAGAAGGGTGGTGGCTATCGGGATTAGGCTGCTTGCCATAATCTTGGTTGGTTTGGTCGGATGTGAGAGCCGGTATCGGTATCCTTGCCAAGATCCAGCCAACTGGGG